TTGCGCAGGCTGCACCACTGGCATGAGCTTTACCACGACGGCCTGGGCGGCAACGGTGACGCCGACCAGCTGATGAGAAAAGTAGAGGCGCTGCGCCTCGACACGGACAACTAAACATAATAAAAAAATTAAAAGGAGAGAAAAACAATGAAAAAGATTCTGGTAATTCTGTTGACCTTGACGCTTATCTGTGCAATGCCCGTGGTGGCTTATGCAGATAACGCCGGTGACCCCATTGAAACTTTCGTTGATAACGGCTGGGTGATCTTTGCCGCGGTCGTGTGCGTGACGGTGGCAATCGTCGCTTTCATTAAGTTCTTGCAGACGCCCCGGGAAGAGCAGCTGAACAAAGTGAGAGAATGGCTGCTGCTGGCGGTTATGAAGGCTGAGCAGAGATTCGGCGAAGATACCGGCGTATTGAAGCTGCGAATGGTGTATGATCTCTTTCTTGCTAAGTTTCCGTGGATTGCAAAAGTTATTTCTTTTGATCAGTTCGCGGCACTGGTTGATGACGCACTTGAGGAAATGAGAAACCTTTTGGCTGAAAAGCCTGACCTGCTTGAAGAAGTCAAAATAGGATGAAAATAAGCCCTCCCATGTCTGGAAGTCCAGATGTGGGAGGGCTTTGGGCTTTATAATGAACGACTGATTTGCAAAGACTGCATGGCATAATATACACCCCTCTCTCAATCCGTTCGGACTGGGAGAGGGGTTTTCTTGTTTCTTTACACAAATTGACAATGATTGGCGGCTTTGTTAGAATAGTATTATCATGAAAAAGGAAGGAGAAATATGGTGTCAAACGATAATATAGTTGCCAGTACAAAAGCCAATGAACAGGCTGTAACAAATAAGTCAGAGAGTGCCGCGGTAATCAAAAGAAAGCATATTGACATCTCCATAATTATTGCAGTATTAAGCCTCGTAATATCAGTGCTTTCTTTCCTATTTGCAACATTTCCTCAGCTTAACCCATTCAACTCAAACATTGTTGAGAAAGCCAATGCAGGCGACTTGAAATCTCAACTTATGCTCGCGGAACATTACTATGAAATATCGGATACTGCCGAGAGCATTTACTGGTATAAAATAGCGTCCGCGCAAGAAAGTGCTTATCAAGCTATGGCTCTCAATAATCTTGCCTATATCTATGCAAATGTTGATTCACTTGCCGAGTGGGATAGGTTTACTCTTGTAAAGGCATACAAGATATTTCTCAAGGCTGGGGAGATGGGCGAACCTTCCGCATATAGAAATGCTTATATATTGCTTCACAAGATTCCCGAGGATGTTCTTATCATAGAGGGCAATAGTCTCCAATCCGAGAAAGAAAAAATAAAAGAAATATTAGAAGCGAGCGGGATGTTTTCTAAAGAACTAAAAGATATCCAGTATAGTTTAGAGTATGTAGGACCATCAGAAGATTTGATAGACTATGATTTCGATGATAGCTCCAAATACGTGCAAGTAGCAATAGAATCCGAACTCAAAACAGTTCAGGATGATCATGGAAACCCTTATCCTGTTTGGTACACTAAGTATAATACATATAAAGTTGTTAAGACAAATGAGCTTCCTCAGTATACATATCTTCACATTAGTCAGGAAACTCCTTAAAACAACAGCCCCTCCCAGTTCACGAGCCGGGAAGGGGCTTCTTTTGCGCTTTTGAGGCCTGGGGAATATACGAATATGGGTCAAAGGATTTCTGCGCGTTGCAACGGCCCACAAGGGCCTCTGCGGTAAAATTATGCTTCATCGTCTACTTGCAGATATCGATAACATACCGCTTTCACGGCCTCCTCGGTGTTCCGCCCTCCGACAAGGGCCGCTACTTCCCCCCAGGAGCATCCACATAAGAAGCGCAGATTGAAGACTGCCATTGTCCGGCTGTCTGGGATTGCTTCAATCCATGCGCGGATTCCGCTTTTTTCGGAGCACGAAACGATCTTCTCCAGCCGCTGCACTTCTGCCGTCAAAGTGTCAAGGAGGATGGAGAAATTTTCAACCTTCCGGGACGCATTGTGCGCGTGCGGCATGCCGTCGTACTGCGACGCCCCGAGGATTCGGCTTTGCATGTTCTGTAAGGTTTCTCTGGCATCATTGAGTTGGGTAACCATGTCCAGATGACCGTTCAGCTCATGCAGCGTCATAGTCATTCATCCTTATGTTCGTTCGGCCAGAAGGCCTTTAAGATGGTGTAGGCAGCAATTTCCTTGTATGCTGCAGAATATGGAACTCTGCATCTATTGTACGTCAAAGCGATTTCTTCTGCAAGGTTCCGGCTCAAGCCATGTGACATAAGCAGCTTTTTGAATCGCTTCCGGCTTAGTTTGGTGTAGAAGAGCCACGGGCAATTGCTTCTTATGTATTCCTCGAACTGTGCATCAAGCTCTTGCGTCTGATCTCTGAAAAATTGCAGGGCAGCATCACTTAATCCGAACTCAGCGAGGATCACTCCCTCGTCGAAGTGACACCGCTTCTCTTTGGCTTCGGTTTTCAAGTCCGCTATCTCGAAATCGGCAATTTGGTCGATCTCGATGTAATTCCCGTTTTTGTCCTTTGCCACGATTACGCCGTAGTTGGGTTTATCGGTAGGTTCCATAGCTTTCCCCCTAAAATATCAGGCTTGCCGGATCGTCCCACTTGCTGTAAAGCTTGCAGTTTGGACGCAGAATAAGGTACTTATATTCCTCCTTTACGGCCTGCGCCATGCAATCGTCGTCGACAACGGTTGACATACCGTGTAGCGAGTATTTTGTTCCGCCGTATTCCAGTTTTCCAAGCGGACGGCCACGAGAGACAACATAGTCCTTTAGCTTCTGTATATACTCGGGGGAAGCGCCGTTTTCGGCGATCCAACGATCCTGCTCCGTGTCCTCACCGGAAGTATACAAGATCCTGAATGTTACCTGGTCTGCTCCGAGAGTGTCATGCGCATAGAGCATGATTTCTTCGGGTGATTTGTTTTCAAATTTCCTCGTGAGGTTGATCGACAGTCGCAGGTTGAAGTCATACCTTTTGATTTCGCTGCACAGCCATTTTATATCTACGGGTTTACGCATCCGGCATGTCGAGGCGTTAATCGCGTTATCAAAAGAGTTGATTGAAAGGGAAATGGTTGTGACGCCAACATGGTTCCGGAGCGGTCGAAGCATTTCACCGTCTATCAGAGTTCCTGTGGTCTGCATTTCTATTTTCCGAAAGGGTTTACTAAGCTGTGCGTTCAGCGTTCCAAAAGTCATCAGGAACGACATGTTTTGTTGAGGCTCACCATTGCCAGTAAGCATTGCGGTATTGCACCCATTGTCACGGGCAAACTCCAGCCGCTTAATGAAGTCCCTCTGGTACAAATCAAAGAAGCGACGGTTGCCTCCGAGCTGATCTACATAAGGCTCCTCGTGCATGTGCGCCACGCAGAATTTACAGTTGTTTATGCACGTTTTGGTTGGAACAACTACCGATAAAGATTGAATTTTCATATTTCCTCCTGTTTTTGTTAAGCGCCCCTATCAGCTCTGACCGATTTATCAGCATTGGCCGTACCTATTCAATCCAAAAGGTAGCCACTCTTGCAAGCTCAGGGGCGCTCTCTTTCAGTTTATCCCACGCGTCAAGGATATCCCTGAAAAACCGCTTTGTACTCCCCAGCGTTCCCCACCCGTTTGAAGCTTCATACTGTTTGTACTTTTCCGGATAGGTTAAAAGTTCAGTATATCCTCTCCCTATGCAGGGAATTACCTCAGAGCAAAGGCCGTTGTTTCCTCCATTACGCCACTCAAGTCCGGTCGATGCCCTTATCATTTTACCAACATTCCATGTGATATTGGCATAGCATTCTCCTACGATGATATAAGTGTCCGTTCCCTCCACCTTGGCTTTGAAAGAGATATCATAGCTCATCAATTAATCTCCCCTTTCCTCTCGTTTCGACAAAGGCCGGGATCCCACGGCCACCTTATCCATGAACTTAATAGAAGCTGGGTCTACGCGTCTGATACCGTCAGGAAATTCCACGATGCCATACACTCGGGCCACAACGCCAGCAGGTGGACCGCCAACAAGAGGGCTTTCACCAACCGGCTCTGACCACTGCTCCCAAACATGGAAATTTCCGTATTCTCCGTTGACGGAACACAGGCGAGTGTGCCAGTAGATTTCTATATCGTTATATTTAGCCATTGTTCTTGCCTCCCTTCGGTTGCTCAGGCACCGGCGAGGTCGGCAGTTGCCGTACCTCAAACCTCCATTTCCTTGCATCTTCTCCAATCTTCTGAAAGAGCCTTGCCTCTGCTAAACGTGGCGTGTCTTCGCAGATGCCAAACTGCCAGCACTTTTTCGTCGCATTCCAAACGCCCCACTTTTTTCCGGGTATGCCCTGATTATAAATTTGAGGTCGCATTGTCTTCTCCTTCCGCCGTTTCCCTTATAAAATCATCTGCCAATGTCTGCATATTGTGTAGCATGGTTTTGATATGCGCTCCCGCGTCTTGCAGACGATCAAGGTCTTTCACTCCGTTAAACCAACGAGCCGCAAACGCGCAACAGGCTTTGTCATTCCAGAAATAGAAGCAAGCGTCTACAGCATCGCAGTAAAGGTAGCTGTTTTTTCGTGGAGTGTTTTTCCTCCCGCCAAACATCCGCATAACTCTTTCTGCTGCTGAATCTCCAAAACACGTCACGTGGTCGCCCATATTTGAAAGACTTGCTGCGCTTTGAAGTAAAAATATCTGTTGCTCATTAGTAAGCATGTCTATACTCCTTTAAGCAGTTCCGGGTTATCGTAGATGTTGCCAATTACCTCAGTTTTGCTGAATCCATCATTCACCAGATTAAACCCGCGATTCTTATTTTCGAGCCGAAATGTACATAGCGTGTACTTTACCACAAAAATATCGAAGTCGTTTACATTCGCGTGACCGTTGATCTTACCGTACTTCTTGGTTTTTACGATGTCGCCCTCAAAAATTTTCACACCGTTCTCGTCGGTCAGACCGGTGTACTGTCCGACAGTGTCAGAGTATACAACGTATTTCTCGATGTTCTCTATAGAAGGTCCTGTGCTTTCTTTGCAGCCGTAGATAACAGAAAAATCACCTGTTCCGGGGAAAATGCCTCCGTATACCCAATTTCCGGGAAGTTTCTTTCCGTTCATTCGAACTTTTTCTCCGAGCCTTCTTGTTTGTCCACGGAACAATATTTCACGCATTTTCATTGCCTCCTTTCAGTGTCTTCTCGGCCTCCTCACGGGCGAGAAAAATTGTTTTGCCGAAATTGTACACCATATCCAGAGAAAACCGTCTACTTACGATCTCGTAGTACACACCGTTTTTCTTGAGTGAAATTGAGTTCGTGCAGGTATGTCTTTTATCGTCCCAATATGCGCATTGAGTTTCATATCCATACCCAACTAAACAGCGTTCACAACGACAGATGTCACGACTACATTCGTTCTGGACTTTATAAATCCGAGTGCCGAGCTTACACGGTAGCACTACAAGCCGTTCGTCTTTTTCGGCTTTTAGCAGTCCATGAATGTGGTCGATATCTCCAATGCTTCCGTTGCCCCCAATCAAGTGATAATCAGCCATAATGCCAAGGGCATTGCCGAGAGAACCCATTAAATCAATTACATCTTCCGGCTTTAACCCAGTGTCCTCATAGGCTTTGAGCTTTCTGCGAAGCTCCTGCAGTTCTAAATCCATTTCAGTCATTTCTCAGCCCTCCAAAAGCAGCTGCCCGGAGGCGTATACCTCAAACAAGGTCTGTCCCTTAGCGTTGATCATGTACGGCAGAAATACTTCATCCACGGGGACGTCGCAGCTCTCTGTAAGGGCAACCTGCGCGAGCACCCAGTCACGCACGTTTCTCCATGCGGTTCTCTGAGCCTGCGCCTTATCGCCTTTGACCTTCTGCCGGGCAAACACTTTGAGCGTGCCGTCAACCGGCGCGGGAAGTGAAAAACCTCGCGTTCCCCGAGGGGTATCTATTGAGAAAGTGACGGCGACCGGTTGGCTGTTTGCGTATTCAACCATAACCTTTGTGGCTCCGCTTCTGGCGAGAGCAGACTGGATCTCGCCCAGCGAGGTATAGGCATCAACGATGGTCGTGTAATTCTTTATCGGCATTTGCTTTCCTCCTTGTGCCAACGTATCTTCTTTTCGTCCAAGACAATTTCTAACTGTTCATATCGTTGCCCGGTCCAATGCGTGCCGCCTGCAGGGCCATCGCAGATCCAATTCGCGGCTCGAAGACTGGCACCGTTCTCTGACTGACGAGTGTAAGTGAAAATCCGTTTGTAGCCGAGCGCCTTCGCTGCCCTCCATGCAGCACCATAAAGCATAGAGCAAGCGTTCTTCGTTCCGTCAGTGCAACAACGATTGACTTCCAGTGTCAGTCCATCGTCAAGATACCTTCCGATAGGTCTTCCAACCATTGCCACGCCGCACAGACGATTTCCGTCGTAACAGGCTATCGAAAATTTATGGCCCGCAGGGGGCTTGTTGTGCCGATGATGCTCCTTTACAAAACTCTGAGCGGTTTTGAAATCACATGGCATTATTTTAAGCATGGTCATCCTCCCAAAGAATAATCCAATCCGCGATGGCCCACATTGAGCCGGGATAACGGAATATTGCTCTCATGCGTTACCCTCGCTCACGCTCAAATTGCCTTAACTGCGATTTAAGCATTTCCACCATCATCGATGAGAGAACGACATCAACGGTTACCTCGTATTCAACGCCACCCTTCCAGCAGCGCATCCCGAGGCATGTGATCTCCGCGTCCAGCAGCTCCGCAGGGAGCGCGGTATCGTCAAGACCCCACCCCATTTCCGGCTGTCCGTTTGCCTTTTGATCGTTATGGACGTTTATTTTCTTCTCGATGTCGCTGACTTTGCCTTTAGCAATATCCCAAAAAAGACCTCCGTGCCCGACAAAAGGGGCTTCTTCTCCGATAATCCAGCGGTAGAGATAGCGGCCGTTCTCGTCACGAGCTGTAATGTCAAGTCGTGTGATCGTCCATGTCAATTTGGCAATGTTGCGGATTGTCATACTGCAATCACCCCTTCTAACTCTTCCGCTGAATTAAGTATCGGGAGAGTACATAGGGCGAGCACTTCATCCCGCAGTTTTCGCAGGTCTTTTTCAAATCCGCCGTGGCGACGGTGAGCTTCTTCACGCGATACCCCATGGACATAGTCTCACGGCACTTTTCGCAAAGGGTCAGAATTCTATCCACGCTTTTCCTCCTCTGGGGCGTTCCCCGAATAATTGTCACAAACATAGTTCCATGAAGTATAGCAGGTAACCTTTTCAGTCGAATTCTTTGCACAAATGCCGGAGATCTCATCGGTTTCAAACACGGCGTCCTCAAACCAACTCGGACAGTTGTAACAGCACTGGTGCTGCGTCTCCCCGGACTTCGGCTTATGCCGCGCATGCCTATACTTCAAAATTGCCCGCCTAATGCCGATGTTGATGGCAACGCCCACGATCCACGCGATGCAGTAAATCCATTTCATTACTCAGTTGCCTCCTATATTCAGCCGTTCCTTCAGTCGATTGATTCTCGCGGCGGCTACCTTCGGATTCCACCCGCATTTATCGCACTCGCAGGAGCAGGAAACAGCCGGATACCATTCTATTTCTCGGTTCTTGACATCACTCCATATGTTATACACACAGGGTGCCCGGATCGACCTTTTCGTTCTGCGCTCCTCGGCTTCTATTTCAATGTCAGCTCGACTCATCCGTTTTTCAATTCCTCCTCGTCGATGTAGCTTTTTCCGAATTCACGGTGCCAGTCTTCCATAGACCAGCCGTTTTCCTCCATGGCCTTCCGCTGCGCCCATCTCTTGAGCATCAAGGCGGTCTCCCGGCATTTGTGGGCAGATTTCAGCCCGATGCGGTGGCAGCGCTTCCCGCAAAGCGGAACTACCAGACCGTATTTCTCTGATTTATCCCGGAGAGAGCCGGGGAACACATGGTGAAGCTCCAATGCGTCCCCGTTCCCATTCCGGCCGCAGAGAAAGCATCTCTGTTCGTCCATGTAGCCTACCTCTTCCGATGCTGCTTCGCGTTCGGACAGGTGGCAAAGTGCGATATCCGCGCCATTCCGGTCGGAGGCCCGTCAAAAGTGAGATCACAGCGGACGACATCGCCCCAATCCGTGACCACGAACTGCTTTCCTTCGGGATTGGCCTTATAGGGAATCAGCCCGGCGTTGCAGGGCATCGACTTTCCGTTCTTAGTCCTCAGCCAGACAATAGGAGCTCCGCAGGATTTGCAACAGTTATTCATTTGATGCACCTGCCTTGTAGACATCGCCGGCCTTGTCAAACAGCTTGTGAGTACCATTGCGCATCTCGCTTTCCTCAGTGCTCATTTCATAGCCAAGATACGTGAGGAGGCGATATGTTTCATCCAGAGCCTCGTTTTCACAGAATACCTGGCAATATGCTCCAAGGTTGGGATCCCATTTGCTGGTCCAGAATCCTTCATCATCACTGTCTCTCAGCCAGAAGGCTATAATCAGCATTGTGCGTTCAGGCTGTTCTTTCTTTATCTGCAAGAACTCGTGATAAGCAAGGCCGTCTTCGCTTTCATTCAACGGGATGCCAAGAAGACCGGACAGTGTTTCGATGTCCCCGGAAGAATAATAACTTTCCAGCCCCAGCATCACCATTGTGTCACTGACGAACTCGGCCACCTCAGCAGACTTTTTCTTGAACTGGTTGAAGTTAAGGATAAAGTCCCTGCGGAGCTGATAGTGTCTTGCGGTAACGGTGCGAAATTCGTTTTCTATAGCTTTCTCCCGGTCACGCTTTTCCTGACGCTCAGCATCCTTGGCCTCTTTCTTGGCCCGCATAGCATCAGTGACCTCTCCGTACACATCGACGCTGTAACTGCCCTTGGTGAAGAAATATCGACGTTCATCCGCATCGGCAGGCTTCTCCACTACAACGGTTGCGCTGCCGTAAGTGCTGTAATTTCTGACATAGTCAACTTCTATGGTATCGTCACCGACTACGGCGACCCTGCGGCTCTGGCTCCAGTCGGCCTTATCTGCAGACGTAGCCCACTTTGAGACCTCTTCGGCATAGTGCCTGAGCTTTTTCCTATCTTTCTGCTTTTCAAGCTCTCGCTTGATGTCATTTTTGAAGTCCGCTTTCCCAATGGAGTCCAAAAGGCTGTTTTTGACTTCGGGGTCTTCTATATCGTCCAACTGTGCAAAGTCAAAGAGTGTTGCCCCACGCTTCACAGCCTTTTTGAATTTGTCCTGATCGAGTTCAAGCAGCTTCACTCTGCGCCGAACGGTAGATGTGGAAAAACCGGTCTGCTCGGCGACGTTCTCCACGCTCTCGCCCAGATCCAGCATCATCTGGAAGCCTTGCGCCTGCTCGTACACGGTCAAGTCGCTGCGCTGCATATTCTCCGTGAGCATTGTGCCTATCTGCTCTTTCTCGGACATCTCCACAATAGAGCAAGGCACTTTTTCTATGCCGGCAAGTTTCGCTGCGGCAAGACGACGGTGGCCGATGATCACGGTATAGTTGCCTTCACCCAGTTTTACCGTGGCATCAGGATCGACCAACTCCATGGGAACAACAGTCAGATTCTGCAGGACTCCGTTAACTTTGATCGAATCGGCCAGTTCCGACACATCGCCCACATCCTTGCGCGGATTATACGGGTGAGGATGGAGCTTGTCTACGCTTATGTATGTGAGCTGTCCGGGCATCGGCTCATCCTCAAACAGTTCATCATCGGGAGTAGTAGATCTGAGGACTTCCTGGTCCTCAATTTCATACCCTGGGCGGGCATTGCCGAAATAGTAGTCACACTCAATTTCATTTCCCTCATGGGAACACTTTCTTTCACACTCTGCCTGCAGAGGGCATCGCTCGTTTGTTTTCTTCTTAGCCACTGATTTTGCTCCTTTCGTTTTTCATTTGTTATTGACGCGGCACCAATGCAGCTGGGCGTGTTTCTTTCTGGCAATTCTGCAAGGAGCGCAGAAGCGGTTCTCTGTGCGCTCGTAGAATGTGGCGCCGCACCGGGCACAGTATTGAGGTCTTATCTTGCGGAACTCAGTGCAGCTGTCACACTCCGCACATCCGGCAGCGCATCCGCACACATCGTCCCAGTTCATGCACATAAACCGCTGCCAGTATGGATCATAGCCAAGGTCGTTCATTCTCTTGCGGAGTATGGTATCCAAGATTGACAGATTTCTTTTTACCTCCGTCCTTGTTCTGGATAGGTGAATCCCTTGCTTCACTGTGGGGATCGGCGCTCCATCGCCCCACTGACCATTCCCCATCAAGACGCGCACTTTATCTGCGTTTTCGGTCAGATAGGTAAAATAGATTTTTCCTCGGATAGCCTTTTCAGACTTGCCAATGGCCTTGCCGATCAAGGTGTAGCTGTCGCCATTGCGAATGCCGTCTGCAAGGATGGCGAAGTCTTCAGCCGTCCATACCGCCTCCGGTCCGTGGTTACTTGCTTTTACCGGTCGCTCTTTTAAGCCAAGATCAGTACAGCGCCTTTGAATGGCGCCGGCCGAACGGTGGAGAATATCGCTTAGCTCTGCATACCCGTATTTGTGCTGCTTGAGAAGAGCCTTTAGGCGACTGTCCTCCTCGGGCGTCCACGGGTCTTTTCTTTGCAGTGCAAATGCCTGATAGTCTTTGCGTCGCTGCTCTGCCACCCAGTCAGGTTCGAGGCCAAGGGCAAGAGGCTCCATTTTGGAGAAATCAAGGAAGGATCGGTTTTTCTCAGCCCACTTTCAGAAGTCATCAAGATAAATCACCCGGTAGGTGTTCTTCCCGCGGCGCTTGTTTCGCATGGGGAAACCTCTGTCTTTGACCCAGCTTTTTAGTTGATAAGTGCTGAAATTTGTACCGTAGAACGCATTGTGAACTTGATTGACCGTAACGTAATCGCCGCTCTCAAGATACGGAGCAAGTCCAAGACGCTGAACTCTGGCCATAATGGCGTTCTTTGAGCGGTTGAGCTTTTTACAAAGCCTCTGCATGGTCATAGTCCCCCAGTTCTCGCGCAGGAGATCTTCGTCCTCAGGCGTCCATCTTCTGCCCATTAGCTTCCACCTTTTCGTTTCGTTCGGGCATCGTGTATTCTGGGTGTTTCGTTCACATCGCTTTGAAGCGGCATTTCAAAATAGGCCGCCCCTCCGCTAAGTGCCGCAAACAGCTGGAGGAAGACATCTGTTGCCTTTTCCTCAGAATAGTATTTGCCAAGCGTCAGCAGCGGTTCTTGCGTGGAAAGTGCTGCAGATATTATCCAGACGCCGTCGGGCTTCGGGACGAGAGCAATCCTCTGGATATAATCGCTGTTGTGAATGTAGCTCTTTGAAGAGCTCAAAATATACATAGCAGGTCCCTCTTTTCATAGGCTCACCAAGATCAGTTCATGTATTTTTTGTGCGCTGCGTAGAGGTCGGCTTCTTCCGTAATCGCGTAAATCTGCGTCGTTGAGATTTGCTCATGTCCCAGCATCTTGCTCACCTGCTCTATCGGCATGCCACGCTTTAACGCTAACGTCGCAGCAGTGCGGCGGAACCTGTGCGGATGGCAATTATCAAGTTTCGCCCGTTTTCCTAACGTTCGGATTATTGCCTCTACGGATGACGTACTCATTGGCTTTGTTCCGATCCAGTTTGGATCGCAGCATTTCTCACCAACGAAAACATATTGGCAGTCATCATGCCTGGTCTCTAAATAAGATTGCAGAGCCATGATTGCTCTGGGATTGAGGTACACATACCTGTCTTTGCTCCCTTTCCCGTGGACGAGTACCCGATCCCCTTCGATATCTGACCGCTTGACCAGCACAAGTTCCCCAACACGACAACCTGTGGAATACAAGAACTCAACTATGGCTAAGTGCTTTTTGTTCAGCCCTTTTCGATTTACACACGCCGCTCTGAGCTGTTCAACTTCCATCTCTGTGAACGGCTTTTTCACTTTTTTCTCCGTTTTCACTGCGTCAATTCTTGCCGTTGGATTTTTAGGGATAATTTCTTCAACAAAAAGCGTGGAGAAAAACGACCTCAAGTTTCTCAGTTCGTTGCCAAGCGTTGTTTTTGAAACATGATCTCTTGTCTCTCTGACCGCTAAATAATACCGAATGTCATTTGCGGTCACTTTGGGAATGGGCCTTTCCACTTCCCTCAAAAACGCTTTTACAGTTTGTAAGTAATATTTTAGTGACTTTTCGCTTAGCCCTTTCACCATCTTGACTGCGAAAAACTGTTTCACGTACCATTCATTCGGAGTTTCCACATCCGTTGACAGTGCCGTTTCCAGCTTTGACAGCTCTAAGCCGTTTAGCGCGATTGTCATGCTGCTCTCAAGGCTTGCCAGCTGCTCTCTGCTTGCCCATGCGCTACACTTCCTGACAATTTCCCTGATAAACTCCGTTTTCAGCTGGTCACTTGTCATCTTTATGCCTCCAGTCAAAACAAAGTCAGCTGCCCAGTTTCCGTTTCGGACAAAGGCGGCTCTATAAGATGCGGTGGCTCCGGGGGCGGCGGTGTCGCCTCAATCAGCGGAGCCGCTGTCACGCAGAGCATGTCCATCTGCGCCCAAATTCTTCGCCAGTGCCACTCTGGGCGAAAATAAAACGGAGTGTACCATACGTTGCCGTTGTCACGGGGGATTAGCCCCCGGTCATCGTAGCTTGTTGACGGCCTCATTATGCTATCGTCGATAACTACATAGCCGGGGCATCCCATAAGGCTCAACTGTATGTAGCACATACAGCCCGCGAGGAAGTCTATGTCCTGCGCCACAAAGAGCACGGAGGTCTGGTAGTTTACCTCAATGCCCGGGCTTCTGCACTCATTTGCAAAAGCTAAGAGCAGAGCGCCGGCGCCGCAGGCGGGATCGTTGACAGAGATCCATCCCTGTTGTGTAATTTTTTCTTTGAGCGCCTTTCCTTCGATGGTCATTTTTGCCATCACTCGGCACACATCGTATGGGGTGAAGAACTGCCCCTTCCATTCATTGGAGAGCTCAAGAACCATGAACAGTTCTCCAAGGAAGTCCTGATCCGGGTTTCTCTCAATGCCATTAACGACTTCGGCAAACATTTCAGGGAATACGGCCATTTCTTTTTCAGAATATTTCTTTGAAATTGCCAGATACATTTCCTCACGCTGCTCTCGATGGGCTATATCCACTGTATTCGAGATGCTGATGGCGGACATGGTGATGAAGTCCTGCCAGATCTCCCAACGGGAATGGCTGCCCTCAAGCGAGTTCAGCATCTTGACAATGTTTTTCTGGCGTTCGTCTCTGATATTCCGAATGACCTTGGCCATACTTTACACCTCTGCGCCCTTGGCCTCAGACTCGGGCTCTGCTTTGGTAATACTGGCATTGAGTCCAGCAAGATAGCCCTTCTGATACACAGACACAAGATAGTTCGCCAGCGTGACCTTATCCATGTGCTTGATTTTCTTGTATGTCTCGCGGTCAAGAACCATTGCAAATTCATTGGCCGCTCCGGTATATTTCCGGACGGGTCTTTCCTCAGCCATTGATGCCACCGCCTTCGTAATCCTCGGGCACGTCTGCCGGCAGGACTTCGCGCGGCTCTGTACCGCGATATGGGCCGACCACGCCGGCTTCCTCCAGAGCGTCGATCAGACGTGCGGCCGCACTGTAGCCGATATTCAGACGGCGTTGCAACAGGCTCACGGAGGCCTTATTCTCCTGCCGAACCAAGAGCGTGGCAGCAGTAATCAGATCGGTGTCAGGTTCGGGAGCCGCGTTACCGGCCGCGCCATCTTCATCCGTTTCTTCCTCCGGGGCCTCGTCCTCGTCGCCGCTGTCGTCGGCGTCGTCCTCGTCGATGATCGGCATACGGCCCTGACGAAGAGATCCCTTCTCAATCACATCCCGGAAGAAATACTGCGTCCAGAACGCGACCATTTTCAGGAAGATAGACTCGATCTTCGAGCGCAGCACCTTTGAAATCGTAAATGTGCCGCCGCTCACCTTGCTCGTCAGCTCGCCGTCAGCAAAAATCCACGTCATAGAGGCGTCAGGACTGATGTAATCCTCGCCCTCTGCCTTTGCGAGAAGTGACAGTTGCTCACCCACGCCCTGAATAGGGCGAATCGTCAGCGTGATGGGATAGGCATCTTTGCGGAGACGGTATGTAAGATCATGCTCCTCACAGAGCCCGTCCAATTTCTTCTTCTGGCTTTCGTATTTATCGATTTCGCTCATTTTGAAAACTCCTTCTTCGTATGTTTCTCAGTCCAGTATCAGGAGCCGGTCATTCCATGACCGCTTTACCTGGTACTTTAGCAGTTGCTGCTCGGTCGCGTACTTATGGCCGAACAGCCTTTTCATGTTTTTCCAGTCTGACCAAGGAACACGGTAGACGCTGCTGCTTCGGAATCCTACGAGGACGTAACACCGGGCACCGAGGTCAGAGGCCGCATCCATGTATTCGGTCTGCTTTTTTTTCACGGCATCCTGATCGATGTGGTCCTTCTCGGTGTACTTGGCCTCGAACATCACCGACCGGCCGCCTTTGACCGTACCCTTGTAGTCAGGCTGGGCTTTCTTCGTGAAGCAGGCAAGGAACCGGCCCTGCCCCATGGATCGGATAACCTTCATCGGCTCGGGTGTCTTATTGATTTGCGCAAAACCCTTCTCGTTGTAATAATCAAAGGTCTTGTCGAGATCGTCCTCAAATGCCTTGCCATGTTCCCTGTTCCGGAGGCCCTGTCGGTGCCAGTCCGTTTCCGTCTTCGGCTGCGGTATCGGGAGTGGCGGGAGGCCATTAATCATTGCTGCCCGTCCCTTTCTCAGCCCTCTTGTAGCGGGTACACTCGGCGACGTAGCTTTTGCAGTAGCCAATCTGCCGAACCTTATCGCACTGCGATCTGCGCCAGCAGCTCTTATCTGCGTGATGCTCGCAGGTAGGGCAGACGCACTCACTGTTTTTACACTTCATGTTTTTCTCCTTTGCTCACATTCCTCGCTGCCGCGATGGTGACGCTTTTCCCGCCTTTGTCCAACAATTCGGCGGAGACAACAATACGGCCGTTCCCTTTTCGGTAAATGATGGCAGACACACGCGCATACTTAACGCCCTTGCAGATCACAGGATATTCCTGCTCCAAAGCCTCTTTCAATTCCGCGTTAGTCATATCATCACCACCGTACTGCGTCATTGACGGCCGCTTCCTGTTGTTCCCGCGTCATTCTGGTGTAGATTGCTGTGGTTGCCACGCTCGTGTGGCCCATCACATCGGCCAGCAGTGAGATATTTGAGTTTCTCTTTAAGAACTCTATGGCAAACAGATGGCGAAAAGAGTGTGGGTGCATTACTTTGGGATCAACATCATATCGAGCAGCAAATGTTTTTAGAGCCTGAGAAACTCCGCGGCTTGTCAAACTGCCGTTCCGGCCTTGTGCCAATTTGTCATCAAGCTCCAGCTGTGAGAACCACTCACCTGCAGCATCACGGAACGCTTGCGGGATATACACCTCACCTGCAGCATCACGGAACGCTTGCGGGATATACACCCGTCTGATCTTGCCTTTCGTCCACAGCTCAGCATATCCACGGTCAAAGTCCGACTTCGTCAGTTGGATGAACTCGCTCACTCTTGCGCCGGTAGAGGCAAGTAGCCTGATATTCCAGTACCAAAGAAGATTGCTGTCCTGACGCAAACCTTCCAACAAACGCTCATAGTCGGCCTTTGAAATTACATTTTCCACAGAATTTCTCTGCTGAATCTTTACCCGCTTTACGCTGATGCTGAGCTTCTTGAACTTGCAAAAGGCATTGAATCCACAAATTCTGAGGTTGACCGTTGCCGGAGCGACGCCAGATTGCAGTAATGCATTCTTCCACTTCACGCCGTTTTCCTTTGAGACCAGATCGAACGCGTTAAAATACTGCCGCATTGCCACGCAATATGAGTTAACTGTGTTTTCAGATAGCTCTTGGTCTATCAGCCAATCTCGAAACTCCGCCAGCTCTTCTGTCTTCATATATCCAGCTCCTCGATCTTCGGAGGATCTGAACCGGCGATATCGTTGGCGATGTACTTTTCAAGGCGTCTACACAACATCTCGTTCCTGCATGTGACAAGAATCGCAGCAACCGTTCCTTCACCGTACAGCTTATCGATTACTGGATCGATCGCAGGGCAGTTTTCGCATTTGCCTGTCACTTTCAGCTCGATCATTCCGGAAACCTCCAGTAGTCCGTCGTGCTGGTCTTATCCCACGTATCGCGAAGCACGTAGTCATCGGCGCTCCACTCACCGTAAACGTGCTCCACGGTGAGCCCGGCCGGGTATCTGCCCTCATGCCATTTCTCTACTTGCTCAAGAGCCAGTTCCCGGTCATCGTCCCGAATTGGATTTTCAGCATCATAGAACATCCACTGCTGTGGCTGCTCGATTACGTCCGCTACCGTGTTCGGGTAGGCCGGGTTATCCACCCGAACAAGGATGTTCCAAATCATGGACAGCTTCATGCGCTTGGTCTTCATTGGCCCAATCGCTCTGGCCAAATCGTCTGCCTCACGCTCCATCTGGGCTTGCAGGGATTCATCCTCGACCGCCCGGCTGAGGGCTTCCTGCTCGTCTATGTATGCTTGGAGCTTTGCTTCATACTCAGCCGCATACTGAGCAGAAAGTCGCTCCTCCGCTTCTACACGGGCGCTGTGCTTGGAGATTGCGGAGACGGCGAATGTCCACGCGACGAGAAGGGCAAGGCCTATGATCGTAATGCCGTTGCGCCGGATAAACCGTGTCATGTGCTTGCTGGCAGCCATTTTTATTTCAACCCGCCGCTGCGTCTTATAATCCCTCACGGGGATTTCTCGAATAGGCGCCAGACTGTTGTTATTCATTTGTTTCCTCCTTTCGTAAGTTGCGGGGGATCGCCCCCGCCGATAAAAGCAATCGTTTCTTTCAAAGCAGGCGGGAGCTGACGATCTTCGATCTCCCTCTGCCAGCAGATCTGGAAGACCTGGCGGAACTGCGCGCGGAGCGTGTCTGGATTCTCACTCATACAGATGTCTCGCCAGCCGATGCGCGATGCGGCCTGTCGGGCGAGAGGCGGGAGTGACGCCAGGGCTTTTTCCTCCCGATAAATCCCATAGCGGCCGACAGCTTTGATAACAGCCGTCCACGCTTCGCCCCAATCCATAGGCTTGCCCTGGACGATCTCCGCGCAGATTTCCCGGAGCTCCGCGATACTGGGCGGATAACGATGGGTATTTACCCATTTTCGAAGAGCCGCAAAGAGCAGATCGAACGGCATATTTCCCAGCTCCCCATACCAAAGCTCCAAGGCCTCGGGATTAGGGAGAAGATTATAATTGGGGAAATAGGTCTGCAGATAGGAGGCCCATTTTGCAAAATCAATTCTTTCCATTGGCCCAATCCTTTGCTTCCTGGTACCGGCGTTGCATTTCGGCAGCGGCGTCTGTCTGCTTCTTTGGCCCGCTCCGATTCTCGTAATTTCCGTTGATTACCTTCGGGAAATTGTTTGGACGGCAGAACCATTCAAGAGTGATCTGCCAATCCGTTGCCTTCCCCATGAGAAAATCACTGGCTCTGACAAGCTCTACGGCCTCAAGGACAGCCTCGATGCCGTACTCCTTGATGCGCGCCCGGAGCATTTTGCCGGTATTCTTGTCAGCGGTCGGAACCTTTCGGATGGTCTGAATCCCCAGTGTGTTCCATGCTTCAACAACTTGTCGCACGTCCTCCGGGCGACAAACTATTTCGTCAGAAATAGTTAAATCTTCTCTTCCCTTACCTTCACTACACTCTTCTTCACTTCTCTTATCTTCTCTGGGTATACCAGGTGGTATACCAGCCTGGATACCCTCGGCCTCGATATAGGCGCCTTTTGCATCGAGATCCAATTCGTTCCGCTCCTCGATGTAAGTAGTCGGAGAATAGCGATCTTGACGGAGGTAATTGTTGATTCTCCAATGCTTGATCACGATTACACCGCTCTCAAAGGCAAGCACATATCGCTTTGAGAGAAGAATGCTGAGATCATCTTGGGATGCCCCGCATTGCCGCATGATGGCCTTCGGGGAGCCGACGAATCCGTCATCGTCGGCCAACATCCCAAGCGTAAAGTAAAGGCAGCGCGCAGACATGGGCATGTCCAGAAAAGCGTCAGAGAGAACGATTGACTTTGCAAACATTCTTTTCTCTGCCATGGCTTACCTCAGAACGGGAGTTCTTCATCATCGTCCGGGAGTTCTTCATCATCGTCCGGGAGTTCCTGAAAGTCTGGCGGCTTGACGTCGATAGCCCCGGTGGCAGGCTTGTACGGCTGAAACTGGCTATGTACGCCACCATAGTTACCGGAGGGCGGGGCGTAGTTTCCCGCGCCTGAGTTGTCGCGCTTGGACTCGCCGAAGTAGCAACTGTCTGCGATGACCTCCCAGCTGGTGCGGTTGTTGCCGTCCCTGTCCTGCCATTTGCGGCTCTGCAGGCGGCCGGAGACAACGGCCATACTGCCTTTGCGGAAATACTTACTGACAAACTCAGCCGTCTGCCGCCATGCCGCGCAGTCGATAAAATCGGTCTGCTTCTCGCCGCCGTCACGCCCCGAGTAATCCCGATCCACCGCGACGGTAAAAGACGCCACAGGGATCTGGGATTGGGTGTATCTGAGTTCGGGATCGCGGGTCAGCCGGCCCATAATTGTGATGTGGTTAAGCATCAGACTTATCCTCCGCGTTTTTCCTTGGTGAGAACCCATTAAGTCTTGCCAGCGCTTCTACCAAATCGCCCGTCTTGTAAGAGTCGAAACCATTTTTCGCCGCTACTGCAAGAATCAGGTCTCTTTCGGTTCTGGCTTTTATCAGGTTGATAAGCTCTTCTCTGCGGACAGGCACGAAAAGCCCATTGCCGCAGGCGCATTCGCCCTCGGTCCTCATAATCGTACAGGTTTCTCTATCCATAGTTTTATTTTCCTTCCTCATAACGAGATTTTTGCTCCGGCGTGTCAGTGTCAATGCCCATCTCCTGGGCAACCTGTATAGCGCCCTCAATCAGATGGGAAAATTCCTTGGTGTCCATGAGCCGGGTCTGCTTGTAAACCAAATAGCAGTTATAGGTTTTGCCGTTTTCCTCGACCTGCTTATAGAGGCGGGTATAGGGATAGATCGTGTCCACATCCACAGATTCAGGCAGCTTGAAGCCGACGATCATCCCGTCATCGTCACGGGCATAGGTTCCATAGGAAGTGACCAGGTGCACCTTGACCTCATCATCAGAGAGACCCTTTGCCGCGGCAATCTCGTTCACCAGCAGATGGAAATACTTGTTGGCGTCGTTACTTCGCTTAGTCCGCCACTTTTTGATTACAATCTCGACCACCGATTCCTTGAGGGCTTCGTAGCCCTCGCGGAAGTCAGTATCAAGCTCCAGCGTGATACGCTGCTTTCCGCCGAAGCTCATGGAAAAATCAATAATGCGGCCTTTCATTCCCTCGCCGTCCAATACGTTTTGTAGGTTTCCATGAGGCCGGTGACGTTCAGGAACTCTACAAACTCAGCGATCAGCTCTCCGGCGTCCGGCGTTTCCTCTCGCGTGTACTGCTCTATGTACAGATCGGTGCCGTCCGAAACAAGGTAGCGGAAAAGCCGGGCTTCCGGGACAAGGTAGAAATAGAACGGGTGCTGCGGGCTGTCGAAGTATTCACCGGCCAGATCCAAAGAGCCGAAGGATTTGTTCTTGAACTTCACGTCGGAGATCGTGCCGGCGCAGAGTGCGTCCAGCACGCCATAGACGAGGAAGGTCATGCCGCCAATCTGGATCTCTCTCTGGACACGGACCTGAAACTGTGCGCCTTTGAGAAATGCCGCCACTTCACAGATCCCTCGCTCCCACTTCTCATGGGGTGGTCGGAGCTGCCCAGAGGCCTCAGCATACACGGCGTTTTCAAAATCAATGCCGTTCTGCATGGCTTCAGTGGTTTCGGTCGGCTCCCTGCGAAGGGTGGAGAGGAAGGACGCCATAGCGTCCTCCTCGCAGCCCTCATAGCAGGAATGGACATAGTTCCACGCAGACAAGAGAGATTGCGTGATCAGATATTTTGCCATGTCCTTCCTCCCTTAGTCCTTGGGGACATAACCGCCCGCGCTTGCGCTGTACTTGAGGCCGAGGCCCTTGACCTTCTCGTTCAGGAGGGCAGATGCCTCTTTCTTTGAAGTCAGTGCATGAGCCAGCGTGGGAATGTCTTTGGCCGCCCGGTTTGCCGTCTCGATATCAACAACGGTATCGACCATCTGTCGCACCGTCTCCATCACGCGATCGTACTGCTCCTTGACCGGCGCGTACTCCGCCGCCTCCGCCGCGATATTGGCCTTTGCCTGATCAAACAGGCGGGAAACGAAGTCGTTTGCATCGGCAACACCGAGCTCAGGAACGGCGATCTGCCCCTTGATACCATGGCAGCCCTTTGCAAAGAACTCCTGTTCCGGGGTAAAGCAGACCACGCGACGCCCGCCGATCATCTGAACATAGCCGCCGAAGTCGCAGGGAGTCCAGACAATATTCTTTGCTGCACCCTCGCACATGAGGCGCTGCTGCGGGTTGCCGTCCTTGTCGTACTGCTCCACGGAGTGGAACACATAGATCAGATTCTTGTTGAGTGTGTCCTTAACGTAGTTAGTAAAGCGGATAAACTCCAGCTTCACCACACCGAATCCCTTTATGGAAATGGCGCCGTTTTTCTGCCGATTCTGGGCCGGATTCGTCCGCATGGCCCAGTCCTGCAGGTAGGTTACAAAGGACCCGCCCGTGTCTACGACAACTGTCTGGAACTTCTTCATGTCCGGGGATTCGAGATCATGAAGTACATCTTCATAGGTGTCGCAAAAGATCGCCGGCTTGCGGTGCTGGGAGCGGACACGGCTCAGGCCGCGGTCAAAGTCGATCAGCACGGGGTCAGGGGCTGAAAGTGCCAGCGTGGTTTTGCCGATGCCGGGGCTGCCATAAAGGATCATGCTGAACTTTTTGTCCGAGAAGGACATGTTTTCGGGTGTAACGATCATTTCTTCATTCCTCCAATTTCTTCGAGTATTTGTGCTATCGTTTTTTCGATGGAACGGCGGGCATCTTCGGACTCTTCCTCCGGTGTCATGCTTGCATGGCGAATCGCCTTGGCAATTGTTTCCTCTATGCGCTTGTCTACGAATCCGGGGGACATCCCTTGCCCTTCAAATCCACGCTTTATACTGCAGACGATGACACCAAGGTCAGCCAATATCTCCGTGACAGTTCCAGATATCGATACTTCTCCGTGTCTTGTTGAGATCATGTTTTTCCTCCTTTAAGCTGTTGCAACAGCACTTTTAAGCACTTTTGCCATGTGGTTGAGTTGGGGTAACAGCGCGGCTATATCGCTGTTCTTGAGGCCGACAATGTCAGGGCCGTCAGGCGTCCATCCGGTTTTCATAACGATCATATTGCCGCATATTGGAGATCCATGTTCGGCGGTACCGTACAAGATGGAGCCGATATAGTTGATAGGCAGGTTGAGGATCAGGCCTTCATCGTTGACCAACATGCAATACGGTCTGCTCAACCCGCGCGGGGATACCCGCTCTATAAGGCCGCCCAGTATGCCGGCGCAGCTCTCATGCAGAGGCCGGGAAAAATCCCTGACCTCGACCACGTTGTCGGTGGTGACTACGATTCCTTTCATTCATTCTCCTTTCCGGGAAAGCACTCTGGCATATCCCAAGCGTTGTACTGCGTCACGCATTCGTCGCAGCCGAAGGTTTCACCGAGAAAATCACGGTACAGGGTTTCACATTGAGCTCCACAGATGGGGCAGATCGGATAATCTGGCTCTCTGCCGTCTGGGTAGCCCGTCCGCTCACAATTGCGGATAATTGGGTGATCGGGGATAATAAAACTCACGGGTCATCACTCCTTGCGCCGATGTAAGTCAGAACGTGGTCGGTGAGCCATGCCTGCACTGTACTGAATCCGTCCTGGTGGATCTGAGCCAACAGCTTCCGGTAGACGTCTGTTTTCAGTCGGCAGCGGATGCTGCAGGTGAGTCGGTGTCGATCTCCCGATCTGTGTTCAGGCTTCCAGTCGGGAGCCAATGCCCGCGCCGCCCTTATGGTGGACGGGAGCGGTGCAATCCCGTACTGCTCCGGGTGCTCGCATTTCGACAGCAGAGGCTTGTCAAATTTCGGGTGAACGGTCTTTACGGCCTCAACAATGTCTGCTGCGGGTAGAGAACAGGACAAGCGGAGGTCTCTGAGTTGATTACCCATAAGTACCTCCGCTTGACAAATCCCCTTCAGGATGGTATCTTTTCTGTGGGTAATCGTGTCTTGATACCGCCGCCGCTTTCCGGTCTGCTACACCGGAAGGCGGCACTTTTTTTGTTTTCATGCCGCGCTCCTTTCAATCTTCAAGATAATGCGCTCATGGCAGCGCTTGCCGAAATTGCCGCTCTCTAACATTCCAGACTTCTCAAACTGTTCCTTTGTGTAGACATCGGAGCAGTTGAGGAACTGACCTTGTCTCGGCGGATGGACGAGCTTGAAGATTTTGATCGCGGTCGGACCATCCTTGGCCTCAACCTCAGTCCATCCGCCTTGGAACGGCATATCTTTATCGTCGCTGCCATAGGTGAAGTAATATGTCATTTACTTGCCTCCTTTCCTTTCAATTTCGCTTCCCGCTCTGCAAGCCACACTTTGTACCGGGCCTGTACTGCGGGATCTTTGAAATACTCGGTCGCCTTTCTGTAGGCCAGATCACAGAGATCCAGCTGCACGCTGGCCGGGACTTCGCTGAGATCAACCGCAGACATTGGCCAACCCTCCGGGAAGTTTATTTTCTTGAACTTCAACGGTAAAAAAATATTCCGGAATATCGGAAAGACTGAGGCCGAGAAGCTCAATAGCCTTGCTGATTTCTGTCGGCTTGAAGTATCGCTCATTATTAAGCTTGAGGGAAAGCGACCGAGAACTAAGCTCAAGAGCCTTTGCAAAGGCCTCCTGCTTGCCAAAGACCTCAATGATCTTTCCGCGCAGCTTTGAGAAATCATACTTCATCTTTTCTCCTCCTTTCTGTTAGAATTGTTCATTTTCTTGAACTTTCATTCTGATAGTACCACAAGAGGCTTTCCATTGCAACACCTTTTTTGAACTTTTCTTTCACTTTCTCTTGAACTTTCGTTCAATAGATGCTAAGATAAGAGCATCAGAGGGAGGTGCATACATGAGACCGTACACCACGGCGCAAAGGCTCCAGCAAATCATGGACGAACGAGGATTGAAGCAGGTTGATATTCTTCGCTTGGCAGAACCGTACTGCGAGATGTTCAATACAAAGCTCTCAAAAAGCGCGCTGAATCAGTATATTTCTGGAAAGGTGACTGATCCTCGGGGCGACAAGCTGTCCATTCTCAGCTATGCCCTGAGTGTAAGCGAGGCTTGGCTTATGGGCTTTGATGTTCCCATAGAAAGAACAACGCCCATTCCCGGAACCCCGGAAGATGGGCGTAAGGCAAGAATGATGAAACTGTTTGAACGGCTCCAGGAACCTGAGCAGGATGAAATCATTTCTCTGATAGAATGGAAGTTATCTCGGAAATGATTCTTTTTTGATCTGCCTCGGACAGGTGCATAAACAGCTCCATCAGAAGGTGAAGTCTTAAAGTTTTGTTCATTCCTTATACAGCTCCTTAGTTAAGATGCTGCCGACAGTATCAAGAGTATAACACCAATGCTCGAAAAATGTCAAAATTGTTACAAAATCACAGATTGGGGAATAGTCATGTGGTTGTTTGCATACTGTTCAAGATTTAATAAGCGGCTGAGCTTTTGGAAGATTATTACGAATTGAGTATAGGAGGATTGCAAATGGCAACTTGCAAACAGTGCGGAAAGAAGATTTCGATGTTTGAGGCTTCATCAAACGGTCTTTGTTCTGAGTGTATTAGGCTCTCAAATCCTGCGGCAGTTCAGAAAATGCACCAGGAAGAAGCTGAACGACAGAACATCGCAAGGATTGAAGAAGAGCAAAGAGCCGAGTTGCAAAAAATGTATGACTCCGGGAATTTGCCGCCCCTGCGCTGCTTAACTCCGGAATCGCTTGAAATACGCGGAGGAAACCTTGTATTCGTCCACAAGAAGAAAACCGAGTCTGTTCCTATCCAGAATATTGCAAGTCTCATTTTGAAAAAGCCTGGTTTCGGGACGAATGGATCTATTACAGTTCAGCTTCAAAAGGCAAGCGATGCCTTTGTCGGAGTTGGAAATATTGGCGTAGGCTTAGGTTCTGAGCTTGTTGCAGTATTCAAAAAAGACCAGTGGGAACTTGCACAGCTATACGAAAAGTATGTCAACAACTATTCTGCTCAGGCTGTACAGTCTCAGAGCAGCGTTCCCACAATAAACGATCTCCGCGCTTTGAAAGTCCTTGTCGATGAAGGCGTTCTGACCGAGGAAGAGTTTACCGCGAAGAAAAGGCAACTGCTCGGAATCTGAATAAGGAGGCCCTTACGGTGCCGCGCAAGAAGCAAGTCAGTTCAGACAACTTAATAATCCCGGGCGTTATCTATGCCAGGTATTCCTCCCACAATCAGAGGGACGTGTCCATTGAGCAGCAGATTGACAAGTGCACGGCCTATGCCGAGGCCAATGGAATCAAGATCATCCAGGTCTACTCCGACCGGGCGATCACCGGTAAAACGGACAACCGCCCGAACTTCCAGAAGATGATGAGGGACGCCAAAAAAGGCACCTTCGATTATGTAATCGCATGGAAGAGCAACCGCATGGGGCGGAATATGCTTCAGGCCATGGTGAACGCCTCGAAGCTCGCTGAGGAAGGTGTGAAATGCCTTTACGTCGAGGAAGATTTCGACGATACGGCGGCGGGTCGCTTTGCTCTGAGAAACATGATGAATGTGAATCAGTTTTATTCAGAGAACATGGCGGAGGATATCACCCGGGGGCTGATGGACAATGCTTCTAAGTGTATGGTGAACGGGCGTATCTCCTACGGGTACAAGAAAGGCAAAGATGGAAAGTTCGAGATCGACGAGCCGGCCGCGGCCGTCGTCCGGGAGATTTTCGAGCGGATCATTGCTGGATGGGGACCGGCAGAGATCAGCGCTGACCTCAACCGACGCGGAATCAAAACACGCGACGGAAACGAGTGGGGTCGAAGCTCTTACGGGCGCCTGCTCCAGAACGAGCAATACACGGGCATCTATAAGTATTCTGGCGTGCGCATAGAGGGAGGAATCCCTGCAATCATCAGTAAGGAGCAGTTTGAGGAGGTGCAGCGGATATTGGCAACGAAAGATCGCCCGCGCGGGCGTAAGCGCGAGTGTGCAGAATACCTATTGTCGGGAAAACTCTTTTGCGGGAAGTGCAAGGCGCCCATGGTAGGCACCTGCGGCACGAGCCGCTCCGGCCATAAGGTCTATTACTACACCTGCAAGAGTCGGAAGTATGCACATACCTGCGACAAGGAGAATGTCAAGCGTGAAGAGATTGAGGCCAAGATCATAGGCCTCATTCGGGAGAAGCTGCTGGATGATGAACTCATAGACTTTATTGTGGACGGGTACACTGCCCTAATTGAATCCCATCGGCGGGAGTCTCCTATCGTGGCAATGCAGGCAGAGCTTGAAGACGTCAGCACCGGGATATCAAACATCATGAAGGCCATCGAGGCCGGAATCATCACGGAATCCACGAAGGAGCGGCTACTTGAGTTGGAAGGCCAGAGAAAAGAATTGACGGCAGCCATCAAGTTTGAAGAAGCCATGATGACAGACCTCACGCCAGATCAAGTACGGTTCTGGCTCGAAGATCTCCGGAATGGGGACTTTGAGGATGTGGAGTATCAACGGTTCCTGATAAAGACTTTTGTGCAGGCAATCTACCTATACGACGACTATTTTGGGATTGTATTCAACTACGGAGGCAAAGAGGAAAAAGTCCCGCTCACTGAGATTGAGGCAGTCGAATCGGCCGGTGCCGAAGGTTCGACAAAAGGCCGCCAAGCTCCACCACGCCGTCGCAAGCTGCATATTGCTTGCGGCGACTTTTTTATGCTTTGCATCAAAGGTCACCTCGTGCTTACGCTGCTCCTCCCCAAATCGGGCACGCTGCGCTGGACGTTGATTTGGTTTAAGGAGTCTATAGAGTTGTGA